GCATTCTTCATACCACGGTTCGCCACCAAAGCCAACTGCGTACCAGTGACCGTCTATGATCTGTACGGCATCGCCTTTCTTCGCCATACATCACGGCGAAACGGCGGATAGATACCTGGCTTGGTATTCGCGGAGCTCTGCGCTTACGGCGTCGGCTTTTCCTGCAAGAAGGTCGAGCATCCCGCCGATATCTGTCCCACCACTATCTCCCGCAGGCACCTCGAGAACATCCCCGGCGCCGGTGCCGGTACCGTCATTTCCCGCGACAGGGGCGCCGGCTTGGGGAACACCGCCACTGGAGGGTTTACCGCACAGCCGAACAACGACAGGGTGGGCAAGGCGATAAGCGCGTAGGTTCGAAATCTCTTGGGCATGGGCAACCTCTGCATTATGTGCATTCTCCCGCAGGCGGGACGTTTCGGCGTCCGCCTGATCCTTGGCAGCCTGGTAGAGCTGCTCATACTTCGCTGTGGCGGCCTTATAGCCGGCTTGGTAGGTCGTATGGTGCCACCATAGCGCCGTGCCTATGATCGCCCCTACGGCCGCACCATAGGCCCACAGACGCCACGGAATCAGTCCTAGTATGTCAGCCTCCCGACTTCTTTGATTTGGTGATTAGTTTCATGCCGCAACTTTAGATGAAGTGAATTTTGAGACTAGATATGCAGCCGGGGATATGCCTAATTGATGTGCTTTGAGAAGTCTGTAATAGCTAATGTTTAGCTCCCTTGACACCTCGTAAACAGATGTTTCCTTACCATCGAAAAGTACGGTTTTGACGCTTTTTCTATTTAGTGCTTGTGTGCGACTCGAGGCCCAACGGCAATTCCCCAATTCATACCCTTTGTTTCCGTCTATCCTGTCTATGGTAGTACCGTTTGGACGTTCACCCATATCCCTAACAAAGTTACTGAAGTCTTGCCATTCATCAGAAACGGAAATACCTTTAGCTCCATAATTATTCCACCCCCAAGCTTCAGGGACGGTACATCTAACGATCATGCTTCTCCAACTGATATAAGTTGGAGTCGGTTTATCCCCACTAGAGTGTCCGTGCAGAGGGTTTATTTTTACCGAAAGACAACCACAAGATTTTTTGTGTCCACGTCGCAAACTACTCGACATAGCGGCACATTCATTGCCACATTCACATTTGCAAAAATAGGAAGTATGTTTCCCTATAGATGCAGATACTGCCGTTACAGTTAATCTACCGAATACAGATCCAATCTCTACCGTTACTCTAGGGCGTCCTGTTTTCAAGTAATTTCTTCCTATTCCACGCGTAGACGCTATCAGTCCAAGGCAAAAAGTGAGTGATAGTAGCCGCAACAGCGATGTGAATGAAAGGCGCCGCACAGGCTGCTGCGCTGCTTACAACTGCCACGGTAGTCCACTTGTCGGCTGGGTCCAGGGATCGCCATAGGACATAAGATGTCAGCAGAGCCACCACGACGGTGACGCTGAGGGTAACCTGCTTCATCCGGCGGTCAGGCCAGTCCGGTGGAAGAAACCACGTCTCGAGGATGAACCCTGGGGCCCACGACAGCCCAGCCCCGATCACCAGCGCGGTCGTGTCCGGCCACGCGGCGATCAGAGCCAGCGCCCAGTCAGCCCAGCCCTTGATGTCCACTAGATCACCAGGCCCAGCACGAAGCCGACGGCCAGGATAACCGCAGCGCGTTTGTACCCGTAGGCTTTAAGGGCCGCGAGTTCGGCAGCAATTTTTGCTTTCACAGTTCCCCCTTAGGCCGCTGCCAGAGTGGCAACGACAGCCTGTAGATCCGCAGTGGCAGCCGTGACCGCCGCAGCATCCGCCGTAGGGAGTGCCGCAGCACTGGAGGCCACAGCCGACTGCGCCGCAGCTAGCTGGCTCTGGAGTTCTGCAATGGCAGCCGCCTGCGAAGCGACCTTAGCCACCGTCTTGGGAGCGGCATCTTTCAGGGCCGCGACCTGCGCCACTAGGGCGTCAATTTCTGCACTCACTTTAGCTTGCCTCCTGTAGAGCTGGAATAGCTCCACGTATTTGAGCATCAACCGTCGTTCGGTGTCGTACATAGATCACCATAAGGCCCGGACCACGAGCGCGCCGGGAGGTGCGCATGCTTGGCGTCCGTTGCGGAAAGGGCCAAGTGCTCGTGGCCGGGGTTTAGGGCTGCCAGACTCCCGTGCGCATGATCTGTGAATAGATCCGCGCGCGGATTCCTACCTGCGACGCCCACTTAGACACCAGCATGGCGTCTGCGGCTTCGCTATAGGAATGGGCGGCAATCAGTGCTTGTGTGTTCTTGAACTTGGCGAATCCTTCAGGCCCGAGGTTAAAGATCATGCACAGCACCACGCCCTGCCGTGCATCATCCAGGGAACCGAACCACGGATAGGACGAGGCTGCGGTTACGCACTCCTCCACATCCTCCTGTAGCAGTCTGTCGCATACCGCGTCGCTGATGCCCTTGTCCGTGAGGTTGTGGCCTACCCCCACGGTCGTCTTTCCGACAGTGTCTATGTACGGCATGAGCCGGCGACCTTCATCGATGGACAGGCGCTCCTTGAGCTGGCCGAATGAAATCAATGGAACTTATCCAGCTTGCGTTGTAGGTCCTCTAGCCTGCGCACGATGTCCTCATAGTGCGCGTCCATCTTGGCTATGGTCGCTGTCTGTACGGCATCATTGTTACGTATAGACCCCAATTCCGCTGATAGCGATACATCGGCCGCAGTATTCCCGTCTACCCTAACACGCAATTCCGCCAAGGTTGCCGATATGGTCCACGACACGACGATAGCCGAGGTAAGGACTGACGCCCCTACGCTGACCGCCAGTTCTATCCATCGAGACGCGCGTTCTGAATTCATAGTTCTGCTTCCCAGTACACCGTTTGCGATGTGCCGGCCGTGTTGTCGTGTTTCTTGATAGCCACCGTAAACGTTGTAGCCCCTACTGCCGTCACGCTCACAAATTCACCGGATACCGTACTCGTACACCGTACCGATGAAGGGGTACTTATTAGGCCATGCGTTATTGTCGCTCCATCTGTAGTAGATGCGTTGGCGCCTTTGTTGTACTGGCGCTTGGTGTTGAATTCGTTGAATTCGTGAATATCGCCGGTATTCTTGGTGAAGGCCGTATCGTTATCGACTTTGTTGCGGCGGGCATAGACGGCAGTGCTGGCGGTGCTTTCGGCATGTACTCCCTGCGCGCTGCCGATGTTACCGATGGTGTTATCCTCGATGGTAACGCCCGTGCAGTTGGCGTGAATGATCCCCCAGCCGCTGGTTGCCGAGCGACAGGTATTGCTGCGGATCACCGCATCGGTGCAAATCTCTGCCTTGATCAGAGCGCGTGCGTTGGTCTCGCCATCACCGTCCACGTTACAGCCGATCACTCGAGGGCGCGTGGATCTGAACAGGTAGAATCCGTAGCTGGTGGCCGTGTCATCGCCAAAATGGAAGGCCTTGCAGTTCAGGAATTCGATATCCTGTGATTCCACCCCGGATGCTCCGTCCGCCCAGAATCCCATGTATCCGCTGTAGTGACTCTGGCAGCCGATGAACCGAATACGCTTGTCTGGCGCCTGACTGGTGGCGCCTCCGGCATAGAATCCCTTGCTGCGCGCGAAGTAACTGCGGCAGTCAACGAAGTAGCAATCCTCGGCCCCCATGGCGTGAGCATTGAAAGAATTGTCATAGCTGCTGATGGATACGCAGTTGACGAATCCGCAATAGCGGGCATTGCCACCTACCGAGCATTCCCTGACGTTCTGGAACAGAACATTGTGCGCTTCGCAATGATGCGAGGCCTCACCAAAGGAGATGCCGTATCCGTAACCTGGGGTGGACTGTGACTGGCCATCCGAGTATTCCCCACCGTCAACTCGGATATGCGCGCTGCGCCACGTCTGCACGCCTGGCTGGCCTTTCTGCCCGTGGCTGATGCAGTTGACCACGCGGCAATCGTAGGCTTCCTGGAAGTAGAATGACCCACCGTCTTTCCCGGATGGTATGTCAACCCTGACATTCTCGAAAACGATATCCCGGCAGGCGGTCGTGATCGGCACCAGTTCGGCCGTGCTGGCCGTGGTATAGGTTCCGAGTAGCCGGTTCTTAAGCGTGACCGTGAGACTGGCGATATTGTCAATCTCGTTAAGTTCCATGTTGCGGCCGGTCGTGCCGTACTTGTAGTTCGCATCGCGGATGATGACCACCATCCCGGCGGACAGGCCGGCAGCACTGGTGACTGCCACGGACGTATCCCTCGGCGCCGCATTGGCGGTCAATGCCGTGGCTGACCCAAGGGTAGAGATGCACTCGAACACGTGATCTGCTGCCACCGTGATATTGGACTGGATGCTAACCCCAGTATCTGCGGTGACATAGACGCCAGCGGCTACCGCCTGCTTGCCAGTCACGTAGACGGTACGACCGTTACGGTTAAGCGACGGGAAGTGCACGTGACCAAGGTGGACTGCCGCGACGGCCAGCGCATTGGCAATGGCCGTGGTGTCATCGGTAGTACCATCACCGGTAGCGCCGAACCGTGACACGTCGATATAGGCTTTGTTGTACGCGGTGGGGGTCTTGGCTGCCGTGGTCTCGGCCGTACTCTGCGGATAGATCAACTGGCCGATCTGTGATTGCGTGAGCGTAAAGCGCGGGATATTGTCCTGATCGTAGATCAGCGTCCCGTCGCTCTGCTTGAGCTGCACCCGATAGTCATAGGCTGCGTTGGGGTTCTTGTATATCGCCGCGAATACGCCATTGGCGTCAGCCACGACAGGCTGCGAGTGGGCGACAGAACAGGCCGCGTCCGTATATACATTCTGGTCGGTCGTGGTAGTGGCGCGATAGAAGTAGAGCTTTGCGTTAGCCCACGGCGCCCCACTGCTTTGGATCGGGACTTGCTTCGGGAGTGTAAAGAGTTCGGCCATTGCTTCCGCCTATGTCAGCGCATACGTAAAGGTGAACCCTTGGGCAAGTCCCTTAGTCCCGGAACCGGTGAACAGGCCGCCGCCAGCCCCGGTATTGAATCGAATCTCACCGGTGATATTGCTCACCAGCACACTACCGAAAGTGTCAGTTCCATTGTCACGTACCGAGCATATCTGTTCCCATGACCCCTTGTTGGGCCACAGTGCGGCAGGCAGTCCGGTTATTGTCAAACTGGTGGCATTGGACGTTGCCGTAAGCGCCGTGTTCAGAGTCAAGCACACCAGTCCTCCTGAACGATTCCAGTAGATGGTCGCCGACGGGCTGGTAGTGCATCCGGTCAGAGTTCCAGAAAATGACCCTGAGTCCTGGGTCTTTGACCCGTTGAAGGTAAGCGCACCGGTTGTATCTACAGCTCCCTTGAACGAATGTGTTGGGTTGTCCGTGGCATTTCCATAGACCACAGAAGCTACGGCCGTTCCTGACCCTCGAGTGACCGCCAGAACGTCCTTCCCAGTCCCGTCTACATCGGTACGGGTCCTGATCTTCAGGGCCGCCCCACTGGCGTCCACATCCCACAACTTGGCGTCCGTACCCTGATCTGATTCGCTCAGGATAACTCGCGGCTCGGTACTGGAAACAGTGACGTTTCCGTAGAACGTACCGGAGTTGAAGGCTCCTTGCGCTGAGGGGATGTTGTCCTCAGTCCATAGCACGTTATCGGACGAGTCCTTGAGGACTAGCTTTAGGTCATACCCGCTGTTCGGATCGACGTAGATGGCGGGGAAGATGCCGTTAGCGTCGGCTACCACAGGATCAGGGTGCGCGACGTTCAGGGCTGCGGTAGTATAGACAGCTAGGTTAGTTGTCGTGGTGGCACGATACGTATAGAGCTTGGCAGCCGCATAGGGCTGGCCTGCGCTGTTGACGTAGAACTGCTTAGGGAGCGTTAGGTAGAGGGCCATTTGTTCGCCATCGCCTTATTTTTCAGACCTTTGGTCCTGCTGCTGCTGTTCGTGTGCATCGTCCGCCCATTGGCTAGACTGATACTGTTCTTTGTCACTTCTGAGCGCCTGAAGCGCGCACTACTGCGACGACTGCATTAGCGCATTGGTCGCGCCAACAGCCGGAATGGCGCCGTAGCGACCGAGTAGCTGCAGAGAGTTAAGCATCCCCGTACCTAGCATCCCTGGAGCATAAGAGGGGGTGGCTAGCATGTTCTGCCCGATACCGGTCATTATCCCTTTCCTGACGCCATAAGAAACTGCAGGAGCTGCCACACCTCCTACAGCTATAGCTGGATTGCCAGTCGCTATGCCACCTAATAGGCCGCCACCAGCGACCACAGCACCTAGCTTTGAGACACCTACCCCGCCCTTCGGAACCTTGGCGTAGTCGCCAAAGTGATCGGCGAATTCCGCCACGACGCGAGCTCCACCGGTAAGCGGGACATCCTTACGCAGTGCCGCTGCATAGCGCCCACCGTCGATAAACTGTCCCTTGAGAGCATTCAGGGCCGTATAGGCTTTGGCAATCGTCACTCTAGCGGCCTGCCAATCTGCCGCTAGCTGCCCCTGTCCTGCCGACTGTAGATTGCGTTCGATCAGACCGCCGACGGCATCGGCGGCCCGGCTTTGCGCTCTGGCGAGCTCCAAGGCCTGCTGGTTGCCACCCTGCTGGAAGGCTGATTTGTAGTTGGCCTTAGCCTGCTCGTTGAGGTAACGGAATAGGCCAACTGCCTGTTTCCCGTCAGCATCTATGTTGGAAAGCGCGCCCACCAATCCCTGCACCTTGTCATTGGCACTAGCACCAATACCTGGCGCCGCTTTCTCTAGGTCCGTGCCGACCTGCGCAATGGCCTGAATATCGGCCGCAAATTGCGCATCTGGTGCCAGCTTGCCGAACTGACTAACCGCGCCATATGCCTTACCGGCTTCTTTAATGACTCCCTGAACGGAGCCACGGGTTAGCGGCTGATTGGCAGGAAGCCCAAGATCCTCGCCTATAAGGGCGGAGATAGTGCGCGCGTTCTGCGCCTGCGCCTCATGCTTGGCCGCAAACTTACCCGCTATGCTTTCCATTGCCGTGGCGGTCGCGCTGTCGTTAACTGCCGTCGGCGGGATAACCAATCCGGCATCACGGCTACGCTGCAATACGGCATCGCGTTCCGCATTGATAGCTGCGCTAGCCTGTGAGGTGACCTGACGTTCAGCAAGTTTATTGGATACAGCAGATGCCAGCTTGCCGCCTACATACTGCGCGCCAGCGCCCACGGCACCACCCACACCGGTGTTGATTAGCCGCTCCCTGTCGCTGGTAGTGGGCTGCAATGCGCCCAAGGCGCCGCCCACAAGGCCGGCGCCAGCAACCGTGTTAGCTCCAGGAACGAAAGCAGCAGGAACCGTGGCTGCCACGTTACCCACAAAGTTCCCGACCTTCCCGGCACCCGTCTGCATCAACGGAGCGTCTGTTCCGCGACGGTTAGCGACTTCCTGAGCCAGCGTCTGTTTCTCCTGATCCCACACTGAACCCTGATTAGGCGCAAGGAAGTTAACCGCTTTATCTGCCGCTGATCTAACAGTCGCCTCGACCTGACGTGCACCTAGTCCCAGATCACTGAATGCCTTACCAGCACCGGCTAGTAATCGTTGGCCGGTGGACATGCCTTCTGTCGGGCTGTATTTATCCTGAACGGGTTTCTGTGCATTCTTGGATAGATACGCCTTGGCCACGACAGACGGATTAGCATCATCCGGCGCGTCAAGTATGGTCCCGTCTGGCAGTTCAATTTCCAATGACGTTGCCCTCGGCATCAACCTTTACGCGCTTGCCTTTCCCGCTGCTTCCCGCATTGCCAGCCATCTGCCGCATGGCGTCAGTAGCAGTAGCCCGTGACCTTTGTTTCTGCTGTACCACCTCAGCAGAATCTCCAGGCATAGGAAAGTAGGTCCTGATTTCCTGCGCCATTTCTTGGGGCCCAATGACAGCACCGGATTCCTTGCGCAACTTGGCGCGCACCCAATCCGATGCCGCCTGATAGTATTTTTGCCCTTCATGGGAAATAATGGCATTGCCAGCGGCAGACGTAATGGCGCCGCCTCCCATTACTTTGCTGAATCCGATGTAGTCCTTAGTGCTGGGAGAATACTGTCCAATGAGAGGCTCGGCTTTCTGCATCCTTTCGAGGTAGCCAGAAGCCGACCTTTCCGTATCAGAAACCTTGCCAGTAGCGCCAGCACTTACCGGAACCCCTACCCCGGTGCCGCCAGCCTGACCAGGCACAACCCATTGTTTCTGTACGCTTCCATCTGGGAGCTGAACGTCAACCAGCACAGGCTTAAGTTCCGTCGTGCTGGCAGATGATTGTCTCTTGAAGTCAAGGTAGGAACCAGGAAATCCTTGAGACTTTGCGAAGTTGTATTCCTGAACTCCCGCCGGTTCTGCCTGCGGTTTGTCAGGCAACGACGCCAGCGGCGCCTGCGGGTTGTTCATGTCATAGACGGACTGGCCCGGCGATAGCGTCTGAAGGTTAGGCTTCTGAGGCGCAGCTCCAGCAGCCATCAATATCTGACTGACGGACTGCGGGGTGATCTGATCGCGCGTAATCCCCAAGGCGCGCGCTCGAGGGTCGGCTGCGTACTGATCGGCGAGCGCCGAGAATTCCTGCGGAGACTTGGCAGAGGCCAGATGCAGGGCGCCGTTAACCACCCACTGCTTTGTCTCCTCCTGCTGTGCCTTCTGCTGCTGCGCCTTGAACTGATCCTGCTGGAGCGTCAGGTTCTGCTGACGCATGCCCATCTCTTGATTGGCCAGCGCGTTAGTCTGCCGCTCCTGCTGGCCAGCGGCCATGTTCTGAAAGAAGTTAATCGGCTGCAAGTGGGCTGCGACATCGTATGGCATATTAACCTCCGAACCATCCAGAACGGCCACCGAAGCCTGCCAAGCCGCCCAGCAGGTTACCCCACGCGTTAGCCCCGCCGACAATGCCGCTAGCCCGCGCGTCTCCCTGCCCGATCATCGCATTGCCGATGTTGGTGGCCGATGCCTGCCCAGCGTTGGCAAGAGTGTTGGTCGCATTCTGGCCGATACCAGCAAGCCCAGCCTGCCGGTTCCACCAGTTGCCAAACTCACCCGCCGCAAGGTTGCTGTTGTACTGGTTAAGGGCTTTCAGCGCATTGCCGCTGAACGCACCCCCGCGAGCGGCTGCGGACTGTTCGATACCGCGCGTGCCTTCGGTTCTGCGGAAGTTGTAATCCGGCGACTGGTAGAACGAGGAGTAATCAGGACCTGCCATCCCCCCACCAGAGGCGGCCGTCGGCTGGAAGTTCTTGACGTAGTTCTGATACCCCATGTAGTTACCGAGGGCGCCACCGCTCAATCCATAGCCCCCGCCGCCCATTCCGGTGGGCGCACCGCCGTTCTGCTTACTCCAGTCGGCGTAACTCAGTGGCTGCTGCTGCTGGGCACTCGAGCCGTAGCCGTACACTCCGCCCAGCGTGTTAAGCGCCTGCTTGCCGACGTTGTAATAGGGATCTAGGCGACCCTGGATAATGTCGAATTGACGGCGCTGTTCGTCAATGGCGGCCTGATTACCCTGCGCCTGAGCATTGGCTGCGCTCTTGGCCGCATTGGCCTGAAGGATGGTTCCGCCGACTGCGGCTGCTCCAACGACTGCTAATCCTAGTGGCATACCCAATCCTTAATTGTCAGTAGATAGCCCGTACCATCAACACCGTTGATGCTCTTAGGCCCCAATTCCTTGAATCCCATCGCCAGTGTCAGACGCTTAGCCGCTTCGTTTGTTTGTGCGACGAAGGTACTAATCGCAATGCACGGCGTGCGAGTGAACATGTGGACTGCAGCTTCCCTGGCGAGCCGTAGCACCGCAGGCCCGCGCCCCTCGGGGAGGAACTGCGTGTGGACTTCGTACAGTCCATTGCCGCAGTCAATAAAAAGGAACCCTCCGAATTCACAAGCAAGAAAGACCGTAGTAGGCCTCTCAAATAGTGGCGAAACGTCAATCTCACCGTATCCGAGACTAACGCTGGGGTGCACGGATGGGTCATTGACTACCTTATTTAGAAAGGCCGCGTCTCTTGATTCGACCAGGTTCATGTGTAGGTGAACGATACTTCGCCACGCGCGCCATTACCGCCAGCGTATAGGTAGTAATTCCCTCCACCACCGCCGCCGGGAACAGCACCATTACCACCAGAACTGCTGCCACCAGCGCCACCACCAGAGCCGCCACCCGCACCACCAGGCCCACCAGCAGCCGTTCCAGCACTGCCGGAAGTATTTGTATCTCCGCCACTGGCCGTTCCCCCAATGCCGGCCGTACCGACTTTAAGCCCCTTCAGCCCACCGCCGGCAGTCATGGCTATCGACCCACCCGAGACAGTTCCGGTAACCGTAGAGGCTTCACCGTTCGTGCCGTTGTTATTGGCTAAACCGAAAACCTGACCACCGACCGTATAGTTCATCGTGTTGCCGGCGGTAACCGCTATCGTCTTTTGGCTGTACGCCCCACCACCACCGCCGCCGCCGTCAGAGACCCCAGAACCGCCCGACGCGCCACCGCCCCGAACGGTGATCACTACGCTAGTCTTGCCGGCTGGAACTGTCTCAGTTCCAGAGCCGGAGGTGTACGTATTGGTCGCTGGCGCGCTACCCCCGCCGCCGCCGGAGGTGGTCTTGTAAATGAAGGTGAAGTACATCGGCTGGTTACTGACATCTACAGCAACCCAGCGCATGGATGCCCGATCATTGGTCAGATCACCGACAATCGCAGCGCCCTGACCGGAGATAGCCGAAGCGAACGCCACCCCTGCGCACGTCTCCAGAGCCGTGACATCGGTAGCAATCGGCAGGGAGATACCGAGCTCGGTAGCGGATGCCGCTGTCGGGTCCACATCCACCCGGCCCGAGACGGTGACCGTATTACCCACCCTCAGGTACTGGCAGGCATACGCAGTGCTAGCAGCCATGTTGGTAACATTGGTCAGCGTCGGAGTGTACGTGCCTGAATCCAGCGTTGTGCTGGAAATGCCAAGGATGGTCTTTTGCGCACCCACGTCGGCAGCGGTCGCCAGTGCAACCCCGGCGGCCGTCATGTCGTTAACGTCCGAAGTCGTCAGCGTGGATGCGAAGTTATCCAGGGCCTGCTGTAGATACTGGGTCCACTGC